CGCCCCCAAAATTTTTCTACAAAAGTTGCAGTATGTCTTAACTGTGTTCCGTTGCGGGCGAGGGCGGGGCCTGCCTTTTCGGGCTTGTTGTTAAAACAGTAATGCATTACACTTCCCCGAAGGAGCGAAGTGTTTATGCAATTTCCGCCTGTCGACGACGATATCTCCTTCGCCGAGTACCCACCGACGTTTAAGGATTTAACGCATCGCGTCAACACTATGTTTGCCTCTGTTGCAATGATACGCGACGAGGTGCCGGTCGAAGATTCGGATATTGCGCGGGCGCGGCAGGTGTTCATCGGGACAGTGCCTGCAACGGCGGTGACGCTCAGCAGCCCCGGGGCGGTCGTGCATCTGAAGGCGATCCTGGATGAGTACGACAAGATCGTGGTGCAGTCGGCCGCCCAGCTGCGGACCTACGTCACCAATAGGCTGGTGCTGGACAGCACGAACCCGGACCCCCGCATCCGGTTGAAGTGTTATGAGCTGCTAGGCAAGATTTCCGATGTCGGGCTGTTTACGGACAAGACGGAGGTCACCCTCAAGCATCGTCCGACCGAAGAGCTGGAGCAACTGCTGCGGGAACGGCTCATGAAGACCATCAACGCTGACGATCCTATGCTGGTGCGGAGTGCGGGCAGTGCGGATTGACGCTGATGCGCTGCTGTCGCGCGTGGGCAGCATGACGCACGAGGAGTTGATCTCCACGCTTGCGCTGCTGGACGAGCTTGAAGTGCGCCGCCGGGTGGCGCTTGCGCAGCTTGACTTCCTGGCGTTCATCGCAGCGGTCGATCCGCAATACAAGTTTGGCGTTCATCTGAAGCGCCTGGGTGGGCTGCTGATGCAGATCGAGCGCGGCGAGAAGGACCGGATCGCTGTCAGCATCGCCCCACGGTTCGGGAAATCGCAGATGATTTCCATCTATTACCCGGCGTGGTACATCGGAAAGCACCCCGAGCACATGCTGATCCTGGCGTCGCACACGGCGGATCTTGCGGTGGACATGGCGCGCAAGGTGCGTAACTTGATGCAGAGCGTCGAGTACAGAAACATTTTTCCGGGTGTAGCCATCGCTGCGGACGCCAAGGCTGCGGGCAAGTGGAACACAACTAAGGGTGGAGCGGTGTTCGCCACTGGCGTGGGCGGTGCGATTGCCGGCCGTGGCGGCCATCTGATTGTCGTCGATGATCCGCACAGCGAACAGGACCTTAAGGCGGGGAACATGGATTCCCTCGATACGGTATACGAGTGGTTTCGTTCGGGCCTGCGGACACGGCTCATGCCAGAAGGGCGCCTGTGCATATTGCACACGCGGTGGGCCGCCCGGGACCTCATAGGGCGCGTGACCAAGGATGCGGCGATGAACCCCGACGCCGACCAGTATGAGGTGTTCGAGTTTCCTGCCATCCTCACGACGCCAAACCCCAATTACGATCCAAACGACCCCGAATCACCTGCGGAGATCCAGAAGTCCCTGTGGCCTGAGCAGTGGCCGCTCGAAGCGCTCCTGCGGACCAAGGCGTCCATGGCGGCGTGGCAATGGAACGCCCAGTACATGCAGTCTCCGACTGCGCAGGAAGCGGCGCTCATCAAGCGCGAGCACATCCGATGGTGGGAAAAAGACACCCCTCCCGAGTGCGACTTCATCGTGCAGAGTTGGGATACCGCGATGACGACCAAGGACCGGTCGGACTATTCGGTGTGCCAGACATGGGGGGTATGGACGACCGAGGACGGCGTGGACAACGTGATCCTGCTGAATTCGGTCCGGCGCAAGGTGGAGTTTCCGGAGCTGAAGCGGATCGCACTGGAGCAGGTGCAGGAATGGGAGCCCGATGCGCTGATCGTGGAGGCGAAGGCTTCCGGGCAGCCGCTGATCGACGAGCTGCGTCGCTCCGGCATATTCGTGCAGGAGTTTTCCCCGGGCAAAGGGCAGGATAAGATTGCACGTGTGAACGCCGTGGCGGATATGTTCGTCTCCGGACAGGTGTGGTTCCCGGAAACCCGATGGGCAACTGAGGTGGTTGATGAGATTTGCGCTTTCCCTTCCGGGGAGCATGACGATCAGTGTGATGCGATGACGCTCGCGCTTCGCAGGATCCGGCAGGGCGGGCTGCTCCGACTGACTTCCGATTACGAAGATCCTGACCCGCTGCCGTACCGCAGGCGTGTGTCGTACTATTGAGTCCATTATGGCGACGCAGAAGTTTCTTGGCCGCAACAGCCTTATCGATCGTCTTGCGGCGCAGGTCGGAGATCGCGACATGGCGATCGCGATTCTGCGGGATCGAGGGCACGTGGATGCAAAAGGTAACCTTACGGCCGCCGGTCGGGCGCGTGATGCGATGACTGCTGAAGAGCGCGCCAAGGATCGTGCCGCTACACGCACGGGCCGCTCTGCAAGCAGCTTTACATACAACCCCAAGACCAACCGGGCGACGCTTAAAGCGGGGCGATGATGCCGATCGAAAGAAGTCTGTACGAAATGCCCCGAGGGCTGGCTGAGCCTGAAGGAGAGCCCATCGAGATCGAGATCGTCGATCCGGAGGAAGTGACCATCCGTGCGGGAGGGGTCGAGCTGACGCTCGATGCGGATGCGGCCGAGGAAGACGAGTTTTCCGATAACCTTGCCGAGACGCTTGAAGACGGGGTGCTGAGCACGCTCTCCTCCGGGCTGCTGGAAGACATCACCAACGACATCGGGTCCCGCAAGGACTGGGAGAAGACGTACACAGAAGGGCTCAAGCTGCTTGGACTCAACTACGAGGCGCGATCCGAGCCCTGGGAGGGTGCGTGCGGGGTGCATCACCCCATGATCACGGAAGCGGTCGTGCGGTTCCAGTCGGAGACGATCGTGGAGACGTTCCCGGCGCAGGGGCCCGTCCGTACGAAGATCATCGGCAGGGAGACGCCTGATAAGCGGGAGGCTGCGGCCCGCGTGGAAGCGGATCTGAACTACCAGTTGACGGAGCGGATGGTCGAGTTTCGCCCGGAGCATGAGCGGATGCTGTGGTCGCTTCCCGCAACGGGCTCCGCCTTCAAGAAGGTGTACTACGACCCCTCTGTTGCTCGTCAGGTGTCCATCTTCGTGCCGGCAGAGGACATGATTCTGCCGTACGGGACGTCGAACATCGAGAACTGCTACCGCGTCACGCATCGGATGCGCAAGACGAAAAACGAGATCCTGAAGCTGCAGCACGCTGGGTTCTACCGCGACATCACCCTGCCGGACCCCACGAAAATCATCGACGAAGTACAAAAGGCCAAGGACGCCGAGACCGGTTTCCGGGATATGTCGGATGAGCGGTATACGCTGTTCGAGGCGCATGCGGATCTGGTGATCTCGCAGGACAAGTACGCCGATGAGTCCGCGAAGGACGATGACATCGACCCCTCCAACGCGATCGCCGCTCCTTATGTCGTGACCCTGCTGGAGGACGGAACCGTGCTGGCCGTGCGGCGCAACTGGCAGCCGGACGACCCCCTGCGGACAAGGCGTCAGCACTTCGTACACTACCAATATATCCCCGGCTTCGGGGCGTACGGCTTCGGGCTGTTCCATCTGATCGGGGCCTACGCGCAGAGCGCCACTTCGCTCATCCGCCAGCTTGTCGATGCCGGGACGCTTTCCAACCTGCCAGGAGGGCTGAAGAGCCGGGGGCTGCGGATCAAGGGGGACGACACGCCCATCAGTCCGGGGGAGTTCAGGGACGTCGATGTAGGTTCCGGGACCATACGGGACAACATCCTGCCGCTGCCGTACAAGGAGCCCAGCGCCACGCTGGCTGCGCTGCTCGGGACCATCGTCGAGGAAGGCCGGCGGTTCGCCGCAACCGCGGATATGAAAATCGCCGATATGAGCGCTCAGGCGCCGGTCGGCACTACGCTTGCACTCCTTGAGCGGCAGCTCAAGGTCATGACGGCGGTGCAGGCGCGCGTGCACTTTGCGCTGAAACAGGAACTGAAGCTGATTGCGGGCATCATCCGCGACTACACGGACGACGCGTACGCCTACCAGCCCGACACGGGCGCACCACACGCCAAGCGGTCCGACTTCGCGCAGGTTGACATCATCCCCGTGAGCGACCCTAACGCGGCCACGATGGCGCAGCGGGTCGTGCAGTATCAGGCGGTGATTCAGTTGGCGCAGATGGCGCCTCAGGTCTACGACATGCCGCTGCTGCATCGGGGGATGCTGGAGGTCCTCGGGATCAAGAACGCCGAGAAGCTTGTGCCGCTGCCGGATGACCAGAAGCCCCTCGACCCGGTGTCGGAGAATATGAACGCCCTCAAGGGCAAACCGCTCAAGGCGTTCGCCTACCAGGACCATGAGGCGCACATCCAGGTGCATATGGCGGCGGCGCAGGACCCCGTTGTCATGCAGTTGATCGGTCAGAACCCGCAGGCGCAGGCGATCATGGGCGCCATGATGGCGCACGTGGCCGAGCACGTGGGCTATGCGTACCGCAGGCGCATCGAGCAGCAGCTTGGCATGCCGCTGCCTCCGGAAGATGAGAAGCTGCCGCCTCAGGTCGAGCTTGCGCTCTCCGGGATGATGGCGCAGGCGGCCCGACAGGTGCTCGATCAGAGCAAGCAGCAAGCCGCGCAGCAGCAAGCGCAGCAGCAGGCGCAGGATCCCGTGGTCCAGATGCAGCAGGAAGAGCTGAAACTGCGTGCGCAGGAGCTTGAGCTGAAGAAACAGAAGCTGAGTATCGATGCGGCGGCAAAAGCCGATGAGCTGGGTATTCGGGAAACCGAGGTGGCGGGACGCCTGCAGCTCGAAGGGATGCGTCTGGCGGCACAGAAACAAGGCGATGGAGCTAAATTGACCGCGGAACAGGTCCGAGATGGCGCCCGTCTGGGCGTTGAGATCGCCAAAACCCGCTTGGACGCTGCTCGCAACCGTCCGAAACCCGCAACAGACGAAGGCTAAGCCGCCATGGTCGAGGATTTTGCCCGCGTTTTGCGCGAAAAGCTGCTGCAGGACGTGCTTAGCGAGAAAGATGCCCTCAGTCGAGGTGCATTGAAGGATTTTTCGGAGTATAAGTACCACTGTGGTGTGGTTCGCGGGCTTGAGCTGGCGAACCAGCATGTGCAGGACCTCATCGCGGCGGTGCGTGAGGCCGATGATTTCTAATTTCTACGTTCGCGGGACGGTTCCCGTGCTTTTTAGGCTAATTTCATGACTGATCTGTACCTACCCCCGGGCATTACGCTGCCCGCGCCCGTTCAGCCGGCGGTGGAGCCGGGGGCGCAGGACTCTCCCGAGCAAAAAGCGAGGCAATTGCCTGATCCGACCGGCTGGAAAGTCCTGTGCATCGTGCCGGATGTCTCCGACCGGTTCGATAACTCGTCGCTCGTCAAGGCCGACGTTCTCATGAAGCAGGAGGAGCACGCCACGACCGTGCTGTTCGTGCTGAAACTGGGGCCGGACGCATATAAGGACGTGGCCAAGTTCCCCTCCGGGCCGTGGTGCAAGGAAGGCGACTTCGTGCTGGTGCGGACGTACTCCGGGACGCGGTTCCGAATCTACGGCAAGGAGTTCCGCCTGCTGCATGACGACCAGATCGAGGCGGTTGTGCAGGATCCCCGTGGTGTGACCCGAGTGGCGGTGTAAGGAGCCATCATGAGCGAACAGTTCAAGTTCCCTGACGAAGTCATGGACACCGCCGAGTCGGCGGCGGGCAAGGATAAGGCGTCGTCTCAGGACACGATCGACATCGAGATCATCGATGACACGCCCGAGCCCGATCGCGGCCGCAGGCCGTTGGATAAGCCCGTGGCGGAGCCGACCGACGAAGAGTTGGAGAACTATTCTGACAATGTCAAGGCACGCATCAAGGAGCTGACTCACGCCCGGCACGATGAGCGTCGGGCCAAGGAGGTGCTTGCGCGGGAGCAGGAGGAGCTGCGTCGCATGGCGCAGCACTTGCTCAACGAGAACAAGCGGCTCAAGGAATACGTGACGACCGGCGAGAAGCAGTTCGCCGAGACCGCCAAGTCGGCAGCCGACTCCTCTCTCGACCTCGCCAAGCGCCGCTATAAGGAGGCGTACGAGTCCGGGGACGCCGAGGCGATGATCAACGCGCAGGAAGCCCTTACTGAGGCGAAGCTGCGTTCGGAGGCTGCCAAGAGTTTCAAACCACTCGCTTTACAAGAAGGCGCAGTTGATGTAAAAATACCGGATTCGGTTCCTGAGACCCGTCTCGACGACAAAACCACGCGCTGGCGTGCACGCAACCAGTGGTTCGGGGCTCCGGGATACGAGGAAATCACCAGCTTTTCACTAGGGCTGCATCACAAGCTAGTGGCTTCGGGGGTGGACCCCCGCTCCGATGAGTACTTCGAGCGCATTGACGCTCGCCTGAAGGCTACGTTCCCCGAGGTTGTCTCGGGCGAAGCTCCTCGTTCGTCTTCCGACCGCGCCAGTGAGGCGGTAAAGCCGGGACGCTCGAACGCACCCCATACCGTTGTGGCTCCTGCCACACGCGCTTCCGGTCCTCGCAAGGTGCAGCTGACCGCCTCTCAGGTGGCGCTGGCCAAGCGATTCAACATTACCCCGCAGCAATACGCCGCTGAACTGATACGGTTGGAGAAGGGCAATGGCTGAGACCAATCAGCAACCTGTGAGAACCCCGCGTGACATGACCACGCGAGAGCGTACCGCGCGAGCGGTGTACGTGCCGCCCAGCACGCTGCCGGATCCGAACCCCGAGCCTGGGTACGTGTTTCGCTGGATTGCGACGCACATTCTGGGGGAGGCGGAACCTACGAGCGTCTCCAAGCGGATGCGGGAAGGCTGGGAGCCTGTGAAGGCTGTGGACCATCCGGAACTGATGCTGTCCGGCAACGCCAAGACCGGTAATGTCGAGATTGGCGGGCTGATGCTCTGCAAGATCGCCATCGAGAGGGTCGCTGCCCGTAACGAGTACTACAACGCGCAGGCGCAGGCCCAGATGGAGTCTGTGAATAACCACTACATGCGAAACAACGACCCGCGTATGCCGCTGTTCTCGGACCGTAAGACGTCTGTGACGCGTGGCGGGTTTGGTAACGGTTAATAACGGAGTTTTACTATGGCAAATGTTGCCTCCCCCTACGGGCTGCGACCGGTCAACCTGATCGGCGGTCAGTCCTTCAACGGCGGGGTCATCCGGGAGTTCCGGATGACTTCGAACTCAGCAAACGCTATTTTCTTCGGTGATCTGGTCAAAATCGCTTCGGGGCAGCCTTCGGCGGTAGTGACCGGTGATTCTCCGGTTGCCATGAGTCTTGGCACTACCGCTGGTAACGCTACTTCCGGTGCGCCGCGTGGCGTGGTCGGTGTGTGCGTTGGCGTGCGGTACGTCGACCCGGTGCTGCGCTATGAGGTGTTTGCGCAGTACCTGCCGGCCAATGCGGTCACCAACGGGTACACCAACATTCGCGTTCGCGTGATGGATGATCCTGATGCCCTGCTCGTGATCCAGGCGGCTACTGCGGTTGGGTCGTTCTCCGGCGGTATTTTTGCCTCCATCGGCCGTAATGCTCCGATCAGCTTTGCTACCGCGGGCAGCACTGCGACTGGCAATTCGGGCTTGGCGCTGGATACTGGTTCCAATTGGGGTAACGTGGCGGTTACCACGACGCTGGCGTTGCGCATCGTTGACATCGTTGCGGAGACCGCTACGGACACCTTCGCAGATGTCATTGTCAAGCTCAATACCGGCTTCCATGCTTACCAGAACCCGGTTGGGGCGTAAGGAGTAACTCATCATGGCAATTTCTCGTTCCCAACTTCTGAAGGAGCTGCTCCCTGGTCTGAACGCGCTGTTCGGACTGGAGTACGCGCGGTACGGCGAAGAGCACAAGGAGATTTTCGAAGTCGAAAGCTCCGAGCGTTCGTTCGAGGAAGAGACGAAGCTTTCCGGCTTCGGCGCGGCTCCGGTCAAGACCGAGGGCGCGGCCATCCGCTACGACAACGTGCAAGAAGCGTTCACGGCTCGGTATACCCACGAGACGATCGCGCTGGGCTTTGCGATCACCGAGGAGGCCATGGAGGACAACCTCTATGACTCGCTGTCGGCGCGGTACACCAAGGCGCTTGCGCGTGCGATGGCGTACACCAAGCAGGTTAAGGCGGCGTCCATCCTGAACAACGGGTTCAACGGAAGCTTTCTCGGTGGTGACGGCACTACGCTGTTCGGCAACAACTCCGGCTCGACTCGGGTGGGTCACCCGCTGACGCTGGGTGGGGTCAACTTCAATTCACCTGCGACCGGGGTGGATCTGAACGAGACTTCGATGGAAGCGGCGGTTATTCAGATCGCTGCCTGGACGGACGAGCGTGGGCTGCTGATTGCAGCCAAGCCTCGCAAGCTGGTGATTCCGCCTGCGTACATGTTCGTCGCCAAGCGGCTGCTGAGCACCGAGCTTCGTGTTGGTACGACCGACAATGACCTCAACGCGCTGCGAGCCCTGGGCACCGTCCCGGAAGGCTATACGGTCAATCACTTTTTGACCGATACCAATGCGTGGTTCCTCATGACGGATGTGCCCAACGGGCTGAAGCACTTCGTGCGGACCCCGATGTCGACTTCACTCGATGGCGATTTTGATACCGGAAACAGCCGCTTCAAGGCGCGTGAAAGATACTCATTTGGATGGAGCGATCCGCTCGGTATGTGGGGAAGCCCTGGCGCATGACGTAAGTCCTTGATTTTTAAGGCAGAGCCCCGCTTCGGCGGGGTTTTTTTGCCCGCTTGACTCTTCGCGGTACCGGTGGTACATTACGGCCTCCTGAGCTATGTAACGGAGAGCCCCGTGTTTGACGGGCGTGTTTTTTCGGCGTACTATGGTTTTCAGGAGAGTTCAGCCTCATGCCCTACGCAGCCCCTACCACTGGTGTCTACCGACTGGTCAACCATGCGGAACGGCTTTGCTACGTGGGCTCGTCTCGAAACCTAGCCAAGCGGCGGGCCGAGCATTTTCGACTTCTGCGCCGTAACGAACACCCCAATCTGCGTCTGCAAACCGCGTTCAACACCTACGGTGACGGTGTTTTTGAGTGGATTGAAGAAGTGTCCTGTGCTGAAGAGCAGAATGCTCGTGAGATCGAACTCGGGGTACTCAAGGGTAAACTGACGTTTGAAGAAGCGGCTGGGTACAATATTGCTTGCGATGCTTTCCCGATGCTGGGCCGCACGCATACCGAGTACACCAAGCAACGCATTTCTGAGACGAAGAAGGCGCAAGCCAAACCCTTAGACGATACGATCAGCAAGAAGCTCAGCGACGCGCAAACCGCCCGCAGGCTGGCTGATCCCGAGCACCGCCGCAAGATCGAGTACATCATGAACAACGAGCACCTGTCCTACGCGGAGCGCGGGCGGGCCTTTGGGATCGAACCGAGTTCAGCCCGGAAGCTCTTCTTGCGCTACGCCGCTGCTTACGGTAAGGTTATTCCGCCGAAGCGGGCAAGCTATGACCGTGGCGTGGACGAGAAGCTCCAGTTCATCCAAGACAATCCGGACAAGACTTTCGCAGCGCTCGCCAGAGCGCTTGGCTGTTCTCCCAATAGCGTCGGAATTCTGGCTAAGCGCTATAACCTGAGGTAATCCTATGTTCACGACCTTCTCCGGCCCGATTCGTTCGGGCACGATCCGCTTTGGCGGTCGTACGGTGCGCAATACCGGAGTTGTTGTGCTGTCGCAGTCTTACGACACGGGTGTCGTGACTGCCGGGGTCAGCAACGTTGATGCGCAG